ACCCCACGTGCAAGGAAAATGCCTCCCGTTAAGCCACGAGGTCCATGGCGCGGTCCCATGCTGCCTGTTTCAGGCGGGCACCAGCACCGAACCATGCCGATGTCAGGCGATTATCCCGGGAACCAGATTTCTTATCATGGTCGACGTAACGGGTGACGGCATTGACCAGACCCCATGCTGTCCCGTTGGCAGTCTTGGTCTGTTGTCCGACCCCCAATTCATACGTGGCGATCAGAGCATCAAGTGCCGGACGCTTCACAGTGATGTCCATATCCGACTGGTTGGGGTACATGAGTTCCATGTAAAACTGGATCATCTGCTCCTTGGACACCCGGGTTTCAACCAGCTGTTTGGCCTTCTTGCCGAAAGCCTCCCATGATCCGTCGATCAGGCCGAATTCTGCCATCACGCGCTTCGGGTCAAAGCCGGTGGAGTGGGGGATACGCAGTGCTGCAGAATTCTTACCCTCCACCGCATAAGTGAGAGTGTTGTTACACACTACCCGGGTGGAAGTCAGCATGGCAGTGGTGGAAAGCGATTTGTCGCATGATGTTGCGAGAAGCATATACGGCAGAATGATGTCTTTACCGCCAAGGTTCAACTCAGAGCCGGTGCGGGCCAATGCCCAATATACAGCACCACTCTTAAGCATGCCGGCTGTCTCCATCTTGAAACCACCAACTTTGCAGACCTCAGCAAAAAAGTCCATGACTTCAGCCGGTTGTACCACCTTGTACATATCCGACACTACGGACAGCGGGGCACCCGTGTCCGAGCGGTACAGAGCGCTACGCTTGGGGATGGTCTGTACATCAAAGCCTTCAGCCACATACTCAATCGGTGCCTTTTTTACTTCCCAATTGAAACCAGCGGCTTCACGCCACACCTCGATAGGTGCCTCTTCTGGAAGGGCGAAACCCAAGCCATGCCAAGGCGTTTCACCGACATAGGCCATGTTTGCGCGGTCGTTGCTCATATCAAGTTCGTGTGCCATTTTTCTTTATCCTCTATCAATTTGTGAAATCAAACATCTCGTAAGAACCCGATGCCACCGCATCTTCAAGCATCTCCATCAAAGCGATTTCATCGGGGTTAACGTCTGGGGCAGCACTGGCGACGATGTTGGACAACACTGCCAGCTGATGGCGCGTCATGATGATGCTGATTTTGTCGTGTATCATGTCTCTATCCTCTATCGTGGCTGGGATTGACCCCAGTAGACGTATTAAAACATCTGGGTCAGCCGGGGTCAATCCCCCAACTGGCCCATTAGATCAAAGATGACCCCGGGATTACCGGGGTCATAGGGTGTCACTTGGGTGCTTTGGCACGTTCTGCCTTAGCTTTTTCGCCACGGATCACGTTGCCCACATTCATGCGCTGCATGCCCGGGTTGAGGTGCTGGTATTTGTTCTTGAGTTCAAGAGCAATACCCTTGGCTGCGGATGCCGGGAGGCCACGGACCTTGGCAATTTCTTCACCGGCTACTTCGTACATGTCTTCAACGTGCTGGCCACGGAGCTTGGCGGCAACCGGGTCATCGATATCGAGAGCCTTGCGGCCACTGGTAGTACGCACATCGAATTCAGTGTAACGAGTGAGATCAGGGTTGAGCAGCTTGGTGGTGTCGGTGGTTGTTTCGACCTTGGCGGCTTTCACCGGCTTTGCCACCTTAACCTCACTGACCTCACCATTACGCACTTTGACCTGAGTACCATTGGTGTTGATGATGGTGGTCCAGCCGCCCTTACGACCGATGAACTCAACTTCTGCGCCCTTGTACATCACTGTGGAATTTTTCATGGCTCTATTCTCTCTGAGAAGGTTTGGTTGGTTGGGGTGGTGCGTATTGCCTGCGGGACTCACCTTGGCGGATGCCTTGGCTTTTGTACCCGGTGGCCGCTTGCACCACCCCATAGACAAATTAAACTACATTGGGGGGATGTACTACAATTACCGTTCGTCGGATCAGTTAAATCTGAAACCTATGTCGAGCATTAACATTTCGGGGGTCATACCAGCCCCGATTTTTACAAACCCAAAATTTCGGCCTACCCTAGCCCCATATTCCCATTCTTCACCTGATCGCTTCACTGCCAAGGCAGAAACCTCGTAGTTAAATGACCTTGGCTTAAATGAGCCGGGTTCAAGTTGCCAGTGTTTGCTGTCAGTGATTGTCGCCCCATCAACCTCGAAGATGACACCCCTGTTGCCGTCTTCTTCCTCGGTAACAGAACACATGACAGATACGGGTGGACATACGCCAGAATCGTCGGCTTTCGGTACCACGTTAACAACTGCAGTGTCCGTTATCTTGGTTTTAACGCCCTTGGGTTTCTGTGCTTCTGGCGCTGGTGCCTTTGACACATCTGCCACCCGGGGTGCGTACACGGCATTTTCAGAGATTTTTTCACCCTGACGCGGTGCTGCTTCTGGCGCTGTTATCGGACGCATCGCGAACCATTGCACCATTGCGCCGATAACGAAACCGATAACAAGTGTTATTACGTAATTACGCTTGGTTGTCATCACTGTTCACCTTGGTTTTTGTTGCAACCATCTGACGGGCTACAGCATAAAAGCCCACTGTCCCCATGTACATGCCCCACAACTCCCAGCTATCCGGCATATGTGCTGCCATTTTGACAGTGAAAACGAATCCCGCGATTATAGCGCCCACTCTCGTATGGGACAGGGTTTTGTCTTTCGGATCCGTGTACAACTCAGGTGCTCGTGTAGCGAAATCAACCACATGAGCGTACACGATTTTAATGAGTTTTATCATGGGTATCTACTCTTAGGCAGTTGGAAGTGTGGACCGTCCCATTTCCACAAATCGTAACCCCACTCGATTGAAGCACCAACGTCTGCAGCTGCTTGTTTCATCGCAACTGCCAGAGGGCTGAAGTGCTTCTGCAACCATGACACATCAAGATCTCCATCGTTATCGAGATCGATCATCGGTGCAATGTCAACAGCATGGCCCGTAAGATGTCGGCTTTTCATCGTTTTTGATGCGCCACTCATCACGTATTTTTTCTGTTGATCGATCGATCTGGTACCTTCAACTACCATGAATTTAACCGGGCAAATCTGGCTGGCCCGTACGATCGTCTTGTGAAGGTCTGGGTGCAAACCCTTCATGCGATCCAGATCACGCTTCGAAAGTTGAAATCCCATGGCTTTGCACTCACTTGTGATTTTTAAGACCTTCTATCACCAGATCACCGATCCAGTATAGGACGAAAAACATTTTGCCCATCACCACTGTGACAACAGCACCGATGGCTGTCTTGGTGATTTTTTCCCACCGCTCCCGACGAATTTTATCTTTTTCACGGAGATAAGTAATAAACTCATGATCTTCCTTGTGCACATCATGGTCAATTCTGTCCCTCTCATCGAGGACTTCGTTCATCAACTGCTTGATGTCATTGGGTGAGAGGCCGTCACTCATGATGTTCCCTTATTATATGCTCTGTTGTGGGCGATTTTCTCACAAACTGCCAACGTTGTTTAAGTTATATAACCTCACCCACGATGGTACCAATGTTTTCCCATGTAATTAGGTGGTTACCTATGATGGCCAACCCCGGTTCACCTCTTTGTGGGTAGCCACCAGTTGCCGCCCCACACGCGCCACCATTACTGCCGGTCCTGCTGCCCCCAGTCACTCCACCATACTGGAAGAACCCGCCCACACCCGGTGCGGTCTTGCTGCCTGCGGTGGCACGAACGTTGGCTATGATGCTGTGGTTGTTTTGGATGATAGTGGACCACATGTTGTTCCCCACTCTCCCACCGAATTTGTTGACGTAATTCTCGTCATCATCATCGACCCCGTAACCCTGACCGCCCCCACCAAATATGATCAGCGTCGGGGCATAGGCATCAGCGTCTTGGCCGGACCCTGCGGCACCGCCAGCATAGATGGTTCCAAGGTTGTTGATGGTAATGGGGTAGTCAACCACGAGGCCATTACCACCAGACCCTTGCCAAGGTGGGATCCCCAAAAATGGATCTAAGATGCTCCTCGATACCAAACGAGCATTACCACCCTCACCCATGATAAAAGCTGTTGGTTCTATCGTCATCCGCAGTTGTACCCCCGCTGGCCACACACCAGTGCGGAACGAATTGGAGGCCATTCTATATGGCTGATACGGCTGTGATGAAGCTGCTATATATTGTTGGTCAGTGAGGCCAGCAGCAAGAGCAACACCATACGGGTTGTATAAAGTCGTATCATCAACGCCTGCGATGTTCCTTCTCTGCACAACCGGAATGTCTGACCTTGGTTGATAAACTTGTGACGGGTGATTAGTATGCCTCGGTATCACACCTTTGAAGAGGTTTTTACCACGCCCACCGATACCAGAGCCAGAACGCACCACAACGTCGATGATTTCATTGCCGATAGGTGCTGCATAAATCGAGTCATGTAGTGTGCGCAAATTCACACCAAAATCATCAACAGCAATAACAATCCTCCTCACATTGTCCGGTGTTGGATCGCTACCGTCCTGCCCGGACACATACGTCTGACGGGCGGTCACTTTTATCTTGGATCCCACTACAGGCTCTGACCGTTTTGTAACTTGAGCCGGCACTGTGGCTGCAGCGCCAGTTTTAGTCTGTACGGATCTCGTTTGTACCGCGATGAAATCAGCTATCCCAATGTCCGAGTCTTTAGCATCAATCATGAAGTTCAGTTCAATCGGGGTAGACTTCGATCTCTGCACTGTCTTATCTGCAAGATCATAAGCGGCTACAGCATTTTGCGCCGTAATCCACCGACTGAAAATTTTCTTAATTTTGACATCGCCGTCCATCGAAGCGTCTTGTTCAGATAGCGCTGGCTTGGCGTACTGACCACGGTAGTTGCTGGGTTCGTCCAGCTTTTCAGTGTAATCAATAAGACCGTAAAAGACCCATACTTCGTTGAATCTCTCATCAACAAGGTCTTTAACTGTTACAGAGGAATCGTCGATGTTCGACTCTTCCGTAATCGGCTTAAGCTCGGAATTTTCTGCCGGGCGAACAGCGCGCATTTTAACTTTTTGTTCTACTTCATCCCACCAGATCTGGAAGCCCATATGCTCTCCCATTTCACCGATAAGCTTACTCACTCCGGTGGGGGAGGCTATGACAGTGGAATACAAACGAGGCAGATAATCAAGCTGTTCTTGGTCCCATTGGGCCTTGTCAAGAAACGCAATCGGAATTTTAGCGTACACAGTCAACAACAGATACAAGATATCCTGTGGTTTCATCGACGTGATAACTAAACACTCTTGTGAAGCATCATCAGCGTCGTGGCTGTCGGGAGTTGTACCAAAAGCGCCACGTGTGACGAATGTGACAACATCACCAGCACGTGTGAAATTGATGAGTTCTTTACCAATCTTCATCGTGCCGGATGCCGGGTAGAACGACCCGATACCGATTGGTAAAAGATTAACTCCCGTTGATGCGCTGGTGATGTCAGTGGCTATCCTGCCAGCACTTATGAATGGAGCCTGAGCCTTGTCGTCGCCTGCAAGTCGCAAAACATCCTTAGCCGTTATCGACACTTGCCCAGATACGGGACCAACCCACGAATCGATGAAGTAGTTTCTTGATTTGAAGTTGGCTGGATCAAAAGCACCATCAGCGGTCAGGTATCCGGTCAACACTTCCATCCTGCGACCAGAATAAAAAGGATTACGTGCTTTTAACTTCCCGAAATACGTACCCTGAGTGATCGGGTCATACGACCGCAAAAACACATAAGGGTCTGTACCGATGTCAGAATGCGGAAAGTCTGCAAGAGTAACAGAAGTTGATGCGCGCATACCCATACCACCAGATGCATCAAGTGTTGGTGGTGTGGGGTTAACTTTGAGAATGCAAGGGATCGCCCCCTCAAGACCATCCGGTATGCGCGCTGTTTGACTGCAGAACATACGCACATCCTGCGCTGGTGCGTTTATGAAGTTGACAACATCAACACAAGATGCGCGCCCGAAATAACACGGCTCACCAGTGCCGGTGCAAGTACCAAGCCCAAACCCCGGTTGACCACATTTGTCGAGGTAGATTTTAACTACTTCAAACGGTTGCCTTCCGAATTCTTTGCTGAGACTCATTCTGATGTCCCTTCACAATTAACACCGACTTCAGCATGTTTTCTGTTCTTGAGCTTTGCCGGTTGCCATGATTTCGCCCAAGCGTATACCCTATTGTTATCCGGGTCACCGCCCCATGCGAAGATGAACGGATATCTTTGAGCGTGGCGCTTGAACGGCATCCACACATCGTCAACCCAATCGTGTAACACAGGAGATAAAGATATTGGGAAATCCCTCACCCCATACCTCGCTATGGATCTGCCAAGGAAGATACCCTTGTCGGCTCTGTTGTCGGACACTTCAACTTCATCATTCCAATCAGCAGGGGTGTGACCGCCATAGAACCCGATGGGGAAGTCCATTCGGACACCAGATGCGATAGTCCCTATCCTTGGCACAGCAGCCGCTGCACTGACGCGCAAACGGTAATACCTGAAAGTAACATCAGCGTATGACCAACCCAAGACCCGGTTCGATGTTACAGCTTCACCAGTCTGTTCGCTGTAAGTGATTGAGCCATCATAATTAAACTCACCATCGTACAGTGGCGGAATCGCGCCAGAAAAATCAATAATCTCTGTCCACGGGCCTGCTGAATCGTTCGAACCTTCGTATACCATAAGGGCAGACGCAGTGCCGAAGTTATGACCGGCCAAACCGAGATAGTTTGTTAACGTTGGCACACTACAATCAACCATCACCCAACTTTCTGCAATGCTTGGCGGCATCCACATTTCAAACAGCGGCCAAGTGCCAACGTTTTGTGGAAATGTTCCGCTGGTGGACCCAGATGCCGTAATGGCATGGCGATTTTTATGCCAAACGCTGTCATACCCAATCCAAGCCATATCAAAAGTCATGACCTTACCGTCCTCAGTAGAGCTTTGCCGCCACCATCGTTGATAACACCAACCATGCGGTCCATGAATGCGTTGACTGTGGCCCCAGAGAACAACGAGTCATCAGGAGCCAAGCCAAGCTCGATGACTCTGCTTGGGCCTGACGATGAGGAGCCGCCACTACCACCGCCATTACCACCGCCAGATGCAACGGAACCCCCTCCGGAAGCCACGGAGCCGCCACCAGAAGCGCTGCCGCCATAGGATGTGGATGAAATCTGACGGATCTGGGCCAGCTGAGTAGCCAGAGCGACCGCTGCATATGCGGCACCAACAGCCGGGCCAGCCGGGCCACCAGCCATCATACCAGCTTTATAAGCATGCATTACAGTTTCAGGGATGGCGAGAGCCGCTTGCGCTATGCTGGCCACCTTCTGCACTTCAAAAATCTTACGGCTATGGCCGGCCAGACCAGCCAGACCTTGTGCGAAGAAAGACAACGTACCCTTCAGCTGCCCCTCTTGAAATGCTTTGCTGACGGACTGCAGAGCGCTGTTACCCTGAAGCAGCGTCTGGATTTTCTTCTGTTGGTGGTCTGCGTCAAGTTGCTCCATCGCGAGATTGAATTCTTCGAGAGATATCAACTCCTGTTGACGCATTTCGCCCAGCTTGGCCTGTTTTTCTTCGTTCTGCAGGGCCAGTAATTCAAGCTCAGACATCCCGGTCTGCTGGATTTGTGATAAATAGGCATCAGCCTCAGCTTGCTTACGCTCAAATCGTTCCTGAGCAAGTGCAGCATCCTTGGCGTCGGCTTCAATCTGTTTGTTCAGTTCGTCAGTCCAGTCGACCTCTTTTTTCTCTTTCTCTTTTTTCTCTTTCGGTTCTTTGGCTTCTTTTATCCCTTCGGCTTCGCCACCCAAGAGAAGCGGGTTATTGGCAGCATCTTCAGCAGCCTTTGCGCGCTTTTCATCCACACGCTTCATGAAAGCATCGTCAGCTGAACCAGAGAACCCGGCCAGCATGTTAGATGCGCCTTGATTAGCCAGATCGTCAGAAGCACCCTTCAAATTACGTGCGAATTCGAACGATTTATCAACTGCGTTATCAAGGTCACCCAGTAGTGGCCATTTCTCATCCTTGAAGACCAGATTGTGGATTTCTATCCAACCATTGATCATCATCCTGAATGGTTGCCAGAAGGCATTGACTGCTGCCACCAGCCCAGCAAAAACATCAGCACCCCATGACCCCATCGTCATGAGCGCTGCTGTAAAGACTTCCGTGGTTCCTCTCACAACAGAAAACACGTTGATCAGCAAACCCATCGAGTTGATTACAAGATCTGCAGCAAAAGTACCAGCACCACCGAATTCACCCGCTGATTCAGTAGCACCAAACAGACTTTCGGCCACAACTTCAATCGCTGGTGCAAGATCGGCCACGAATCTGTTGGTGAGAGCAGACATTGAGGAAGTGACCCGATCAAACGCGTCGCCAGCGTTATCAATCGCTGTAAGGTCGACTTGTGATAAAGTACGCCCCATGCGCTCTGCTTCATCACCGAGCGCCTTCATGTCCTCATTAAGGAGTGGTAACATCTGCAGACCCTGACGGCCAAACAGATTAACTGCGATCGCTGTGCGGTCTGCAGAATTCTCAACGCCCTTCATCGCATCAGCGATTTGAGCCATCGCCTGATCAAGCGGAACGTTCGCCAGATCTTTGGCGTCAAGACCCAACAATCTGAGAGCGTCAGCAGTGGGACCGACCCCGGATATCGCCTGAGAAAGCCCAAGTGACAGCTTTCTCAGGCCGGTGTTAAGAGCTTCTTGTGAAGTGCCCGCCATACCAGCAGCATATGACAGTCGTTCATATTGGGAGTATGTAAGACCGAGAGAATTGGCCAGCTTGGCCTGAGCATCGATGTTGTCGGCAGTTACTTTCCACAGACCTGTGGCCACACCGACCATAGTGGAAAGTGCACCAGTTACTATGGTAGCACCAGCAGCCAGCCCACGGAAAACAACACCAGCAGAGGACTCCATCCCCTGCATGCCCTTGGTGCTGTTGTTAACACGCTTGTCAAGATTGTCAAAGGCGCTGTTGACAGAGTTATCAACAATCTTGATTGCGTATTGTAACTCATCCATTTTGGGCCAACCTCAATTCCAATTGTTCTACTTCGGCCAGTGTAGCAGCTGGTGTTGTTGGTGGTGTCTTTTCTTCAGTACGCTGATCGATCAAGGCCCAAAACTCAACGGGTGTTAGATCCCATGCATCTGCCGGACTCATGTTAAATTGTGAAACGGCAGTGGACCAGAACTTTATCCATGGGATCTCTGGGTAACTCCCGCCATCTACTCCCCCGTTTCACCACCTTCAGCTGGCGATTCATCCTGAACAACCGGCACCACTTTCGGTTTGGCCGACATAGTGGCGTTAAGCCAACGAGCGACAACCCCAATGAACGTGTCAAATCCCTCTTCCATGATGAGATCGCCAACGGTTTCAACGTTCCATGTCTTAGGGAGTTTAACACCCTTGTCAACCGGTTTTGCGAGAAGCGCAACGATTGCCGCCACTTCACCGATTCTCACATTCCCACGGAGAAAATCATTGTAAATAGCCAACGATCCGCGCTCAAGTACGCGCTCCATGGTGGCAAGATTTTTGAAGCTCGGTGTCAGTTGAAGATTGAGATCACCGATCTGGAATTCGATCACGCCACGGATGTCGATATCTTTGCTCATTTCGCTATTCTCTGGTGTTGATAAAAGAAAGGCGGCAATTGCCGCCTTGGGGAAAACCATGTACGACGTTAGACCATGCCACCATCGTACACGATATCACCGCCCGACTCGAAGCTGAAGGAAAAAGTTTCTTCCTTGTTGAATTCACCAGCACGTTCGACAGAAGAAATCGCGAACGGACCGGTGAAAGACTCGCCGGATTCGGACACAAGCTGGTAACGAAGGATGGAATTGGCAACAGCCGCTGCCATCACGGCCTTCGTCTTGGCGTTATCTTTGTAGACACCGCTGCCCTTGGCCGACATCGACTGGACACCAGCGCCTTCGAGCAGCTTTTTCCACATCGTACCGTCTTTGTCGGTGATATCGACCTGCTCGTTGTTGATGGTGAGGCTGTTGGTGCGGAAACCACCTACAACGGTAAAAGTTTCAGGGATAGGCGTTACTTCGCCGTTGCTGACCTTGATGAGAAAAAGTTTGCCCTTGTAAGCCATGACATCAACCCTCGGTAATCAATAAATCAAACTGCATCACTGTGTGTCTGGTTTTCCCTGCTTCGTCGTTGTCTTGGAACGAAGTGGAACTTTTATAGAGGCACAACACGCTGTTACCTTCAGTCAGTACCAGATCAGCATCATGAAGGCATTTGTGCACAAGGTCTACCAGTTCCCGCAACTGCTTGCCACCATTGTACCGGCTACCAATGTGGAGAGTCAAGGTCGGATGTATACCAATTTCCGTCTTGGTAGACCAATCTTCAGCACCACCATCTTCAACCCAGATTTTGGGCCAACCGTCACCCGGCTCTTCACTAATATCAGAACATATGGCAATCAAATCAACATCGGCTTTAAGCTTGGCCACGACAGCCGCCCAGTATGGTTTAAACATGTTAGCCATCGCTCAATTCCTTCTTAATGATGTTGTTATAAGCGGCGATTGCAGCGGCTTTATTGTCTTTAACACCCGGGCGCATGAAAGGTCGAGCCAACAACTTACCATTTGCGCTACCATATTCCAGCACCAGAGCGTAAGGCGCTAACGCTCTGGAACACTTGATAATTACCAGATCGTTGTTTGAATCAACAACGTAAGTGATGGACCTGACCAACCCACCGGTGTCCGTAGCTGGTACTTCCCCCGGTGCAGAAGATTTGTGAATTCGATAGTTACCAGACCCGGTGTAAATTTTGTAGATCTTGCCGCCACGCGGTGCCTTCTGCACAGCCCTCTTAACGCCAGTGGAAATTATCAACCCAACTGCGTTAAGCCCAGCAATGTGGGCCTTTCGCAGTTTTTGGCGTTTATCCTTCAGTTTCTTGCGAAACTCATCAGGATTCATCGCAGCACCTTATCCCTGACCCGGTACGATCCCCATCATTAAACGTCAGCCGCGCCAGTGATCTCGGGCATCTGCTTCATTGCCATGTACGCCTCTGCGACGGTCATGTCCGGATTATATGGCAGATCGAATGCCCGCATCTCCAGCGTGTTCGTCTTGGTCGCATCAGTATGCACGAGGAAAGCGATTGACGTCACGTTGCCCGGCTTGCTCGACCGCAGTTCGACAATCTCGAAATACGCAGATGGCGCACTCAGCCCTTTGAAGTTTGTTGCCTTTTGAAGTGCCATGTCAGTACCCTCAGAGTTGAAGTTGTGTAATCTCGACTTTGCCGAGCCACTTGATTGTTGTTGCGGCTACGCCAGTCGCGTTGAAGTCGAGTGTGTAGCCAGTCGCTGCGGTCAGCGCCAAGTTCCATGCGGTAGCGCCAGCGGACTCGTACACTTCTGTAATCGACTGCACGTCGATCGTCGGAGCGCTGTACCCTGTCTGCTGGTAAACAGACGCTTCCACCTTCCAAGTCTTGCGATCGGCAGAACTGATGGCGACGAACGTGGCAGTTATTAAGTTTACTGTCCCCTCCACCATCAGAACTTTGTCTGCCGCGTAGCTGCCACTCGTTCCTATGGTGAGCGGGGTTACTGTGGCGTCAGTGGTTATGCCTCCGGGGTGCACTTCACGCACATGCGAGGTCTTGGAAGCTGCAACCCTCCTAAGCGACCGAATGAGCGCATAATCTTCCCGGTAGTCAACATTTGCGAGGTTGCCAATCACAACACTTCCGACAGGGCTAGACAGGATGTTGTCGCTGCCGAGCACCAGCACAGCCGCATTGCCATCCGTGATCGAGTTATACCCGCCAAGCGCATAACACGTTCCGATGTTGCCTGCCTGCGTGTTATTAGACCCAAGCAGCATCCCTAGCTTTGGGGTATTGGAGGCGCCAAACGCGTAGCACCCGGCCCCTCCTCCTACGTTGCTTAGGCCAACAAGAACACCACCCCCAGTATTGCTCTTGCCAATGAAATAGCTGGCAGTAGCAATCGAAGGCCCATTGTTATACCCGACGCAGAAACTGTCGCTTCCAGCACTGGCCGATATGGTGTTGTTGCGCCCAAATGCCCCACAACTTCCCGCAGCAACAGAATTGCCTTCACCAAAAGCCACTGACTGCCCACCAGCAACAGTGTTTGATCGCCCCACACCTACAGACCAAGTTCCGGAAACATTACAGCCGTTACCAATGGCAACTGCTGCCGAGCCGCTCGATATATTGGAGTACCCAACCGCTACACCAGACGCGCCACTTGCGCGATTGTCCTGACCGACTGCGACAGAATAATCAGCACTCGCCACTGAAGCTGCGGCCCCTCTATATCGTTGAAGGTCTACAGCGTACTGTCCGCGCTTATTTCCGCCAGTAGTGGTTCCATCCGGCATCGTGAAGGTAACGGCCCCATAGCCCTTAGCTTGCAATACCAAATCAATGTTTGCCTCTGTGCCAGTTGCCGTCAGCATGTGCGCAGGCACAGTCGCATTAGGCGCGGCAACATTTCGACTTTGCAGCACCCAGCCAATATCCAGCAGCGTCTGCACATTAGCCTTCGACAGCGCAGTAGGCACCGCACTCCCGCCAGTGTTGTTCCCGAGCATCGTCATCGTGGGGATTGCACTCAGTCCCATCGAAACATACGCAGCGCCATCCCACCGATACAGAAGCCCCGTATCCGCCGCTATGTAAAGGGTCGCACCAGAGCCGCTAACAGGGAAGGCGGCGAGGTTGGCAAACTCAAGAACGTCATCATCAGAGATCTTGAGATAGCTTGCGCCGGTCCAGCGATAGCAAACCCCGGTGTCTTCAGCGACGTAGATGATTCCAGTCCCACCGCTGACTGGAAAAGCAGCCAGATTGGCGTACATGAGGACATCATCTACGTAGGACGGCAGATTTGCAGCGGGAATTTTGCTGCTGCCATCCAACGGAGCGACACCATTCGGTGCGCCGACCGCAGTCTCCAACACATACTGACTGTGTGGGTCTGCTGCACCAACGTGAGTGGTCATCGAATCGCTGATCAGCGTCGACACATTGGCTGGCGACGGAAACACCTTGATGTCGGTGGTTCCGTTCACCAGCATGGCAATATCACCAATGGCAGCGCTGGTGCCACCCCACAATCCGTCACCAATGACTTCGTACATCTTGAATTCAGCGGCACCATTTGGCAGCACCGGGGTACCAGACAGATCCCAAGTACCCTGAATCCCGATACGGTTCTTAAGCCACTCGGTACGGTTGGTCAGAGCTTCAGCCTGTAGATTTGCAACACCAATCCCAGCCAGTGGAGTCAGCACATCATAACCAAGAACCGGGTCAGCTTTGTCAAGGCGGCGCACTGCGTCAAAACTTTCTACCGGGGTGAGATTTGCCATGATCAAAAATCCTATGTTTATCGTGTCACTGAGATACCGCGCCCCACAACTGACATTCTAACACAATGAAGTCGAGCCTGTTATCCAGAGGTTTTACCCCCTTTACCCTGTACACCTGATCGCGTTGATCCACAACTTTGTAATCTTCAGAGTTCCGGGTGTCGAGTGTGAATGGCTGTTGCTGCCTGATGATGAACACAGCATCAAGTGTGTCTTGAGCCTGACCATGATACAGGCGCTGGCGGGAAGAACCAAGCATGCATTTTGCCCAGACTTTACCAAGTTCTGCGTACGACACCGAATAACCACCCTCGCCATCATCAACCTTGATGGCCGTCTGAATTGACAGTCGTTCTCTCAATTCTCCAGTAGTTGGGCGATTCATACCTGATGCACCTTATACGGGTTGATTTTGTGACACAGGTCAGCCGGGATTCCACCGGATGCAGATCCACGGTTTACCCAACGGTAATCGATGAGAGACAGCAGAGCGTCCTTAAGTTGTGGTGGAAGTGGTTGTGTGTCAACGGAATAACCAACCGTCCAGTCAATGGTCAGGCTATCCGGATGGGTGCCGGCGTCGGGTATATCAGACACCGGACGAAGACGGCCTTCTCCCTTGCGCAAGGAAAATGCCTCAACAGCAGTGGAGCTACTACCACCCTCGTCAACAACGGAAACCACCACGGAGGCCACCGGGACGCGGGGGGACCATATCGACAGGGGGTAACCACGCTCATCAAGAGGCCAGCCATCATGAACCGTCTGGACCACCTGCTCAGCCAAGGCTATGCCGCAGTGGTCTTCGATCTCTCTGCGACAAGCTGAAATCAGAGTGCCGATATAAGCATCTTCGTCAGGCGTCTCGATCTTGGAGTACAGTTTGACCTCTTCCAGTGTCACCGGCTCTGCTGTCACATCCGTAATGAGAAGACTCATGAAGTTGCTCCTTTGTTGAATAAAGAAAAGCCACCCGGGTTGGGTGGCTTTTCTACGGACCCGGGTTGGTGTTAACCAGCGTCAGGCGAAATCGGCAGAGCCGACCGGATCATCATGGCACCAACAGTCATCGTAGTGCCAGCAGCGGTGACAAGCTGCAGACTCAGATAGCCCTTGTTGCCAACGTAGCCGAAGGACTTGATCTGGTTTGCACCAGTCAGGACGGCATCAGCTTCAAGGCCCAGCAAGTCGATATCATCAACAGTTACCAGATCGGAGCCGTCAGACGCATCACCATGCGACAGTACGGGGGTGGCACTACCATCGGTGAAAGCGCCAGAGAACACGACACATTCAACGGCCTGTGCGCCATCACGGGCGACAAGGATGGCAGTGGGATCTTCACCATCGGCAATAGCAACCACATTAACTGCAGCTGCCAGTGCGATCAGGTTGTGCAAATCGCGACGAATTTCCATTTTATTCAAACCTCACATGTCAAAACGGGGATAGGGTGGCCATCCTTGGCCGGGTCATCAGGCAGCGCACTTGATGAGCTTAAGTGCATCGAAGTTGACGACATCACCGCCAACACGACGCGTTGTGTAGAACTTCACAAAGGGCTTCTCGGTCAGGTTATCGCGGATGATGCGGATGCCCTGACGATCAACGATCTGGTAAGCCTCGTTGAAGTTACCCAGTGCGACCGGGAAGGTACCAGCACCGACATCAGGCATGTGATCAAAAGAACGATCAACAGCGATACCGACCAGCAGACCAGAGGCACCCTTGGTGAAATCCGGGGTCCACAGGTAGTTACCATCACCATCTTTCAGCTTCATCACAGCAGCGAGGGTGCGACGATTCATCGCCCATACGGCACCGTTGGCGTACTCAGGACGCATTTCCATCGAAGTTTCGATGAACACATCACCGCCATTCGGAGCGGCCTTGAAGTCAGCAGCGGCACCAGTCTTCACATACTGCAACTTACCAGCGGCACGAGCATTGTCATCCTGCGTGGTGGCAGCGGCAGCATACGACATGAAGCCCTTGGGCTTGCTGTTACCATCACCAAGCACGAAACCATACTGCTCAAGGCGAGCCATGCGGTCAGCGATCTTGTTTTGCAGCCATGTTTCGACATCAGTGGCTGCATCATCAAGCAGGGTCTGGGTGGCGGTAGGCTGGGCGTACATTTCATGTACCGGGATCTTCCACTTGCCAACACGTGGAGCACCGGTGTTGGTGCGAGGAGTAGGCTCACCAGTCCAGCCTGCATCGGCTTCGTCGCGGTCAATCAGACCTTCCAGATCGCCAGTGCTGATGACCTGAATGTTGGCGTACTGACGCAGCGGTGAACGATCACGGATGCGAGAGATGATGCGGCCAGTGGTATCAGTGTGGACGAAATAACCACCATCGGGGGACGACAGAGAAGACAGGCTTTTCTGTTCGGAACCGTTGCGGACATAGCTGATCATCGCATTCTTGACTTCGCGATCTTCGGCAGACAGCTTGTCAGTCGGGGTGTTGATCAGGGTCTGTGCGCGCTTGAGTTCAGCGATTTCGTCCATCAGGGCAGACATCTTCTGCTCGTACGACTGGGTACGCTCATCGATGGTCTTCAAGTTGGAACCAAGACCCTTGACTTCACGCTCACGGTCTTCGTTCAGCTGCTTGATTTCCTCAAAACTCTTTTCCACACCCTTGATAGCCTGAACCAGAACATCAGGAGCGGAAGGTACAGGAGTGTTCTTGCGCTCAAAATGAGCATTCTTGCGGGAGATATTCATACGTTCACCTTACGTTGATTGTGTTTTGAAGTGATTGCAAAGCGTCAACCAACCCCGAGTGATTCACATCACGTGATTCAGTACGGACGATGCTGATGAACGTTTTTGCTTCTGATTGACTGAGGCCGCACACATCGCGTAGGTAGCGCTCGCAATCACGTACAGACGAAAGACCCTTTGCATCAAGAATCTTCGCGTCAGGGTTCATAGGGAAGGTGACCATTGACACCTCCCACAATTTTACTTTCTTGAGGACGCGTACCCGGCCACCATCCTCATAATCGTACTCTTCAGCACCGTACCCAATGGAAAGACCACCGAGAGCGTTAAGCTTTGCGAGTGCGAGAGCTTCCCGGGCCTGCTGTACTTCCATCACAAGCTGGCCTTCCATCAAAAGACCAACACCGTCATCCTTGAAGGAGATTGGAGCAAAAATAGGCTGGTTCCAGTCATGTTGCCACAGACCGCGCACTTCTTTGGCGTCAACGTTACCAAACGCGCCCGGGAGAATCTTGTCGCCGCCATGGTCAACGTTGTTAAACTTTGCGGCGTAACCGACGAATTTGCCGGTCTGCTGGTCCAGTTCCTTCAACTCGAATGGTAAGAAGTGCTTGGCCGACATGCCGTCAATCCTCTGAGAAAATGTAACCAACTACGCATCTACAATTGCAAGTGTTTTCTGGTGAGGCCGCTGGATCTCCGGGGTAGGCCATTGCCTCACCACCCACATCGAAATCCTCATCCTGACCCACCGTCTGACCATCCACTTCTTGATGCGTTTCACGGACTCGATCATCGTTGGTGGCTATCCACTCACGTTTGAAATCAAGCCCTGTTGATTTGGCACCAGCATCCTGCGAGATATTCGCTGCTGAATGTACCGTAGTACGTGCTATGGTAGCCGCTCGTGCTGCCGAAGTCAAGCCACCCAACGTCTTACTAATATCCTTAGATATCTCTGCAGTTGTTTTGCCTGCAGACAATCCACGAGCAATCACACGCCTTGCAGATTCATCAGTTGTTGATGCGATGCCCGGTGCACGTGCTATCGCGCCCCGGGTCGCAAATTCGATGACTTCACGTTCAAGTTCGAGATCATCAGTGGACCAATCGTCAGGAGCCTGAACACCGACAACTTTGCGTTTCTCTTCCCTTGGTAAGACGATTGACTTGGTAGCGCCAATAGTGGGGACTTTGATGAAAGCCCTGCAGAGTGGCGGCATTGCAGCTTTGAACACAGCCTTAAGGCGAGTTTCGTGGGCCTTCTTCGCATTCTTAAGCTTACCGGTGGCTTTATATTCCGCTGCAATGGCAGTTACAGCGATTCGCAACTCTTTGGCCACAGATCGCTGTAACTTGGCCGCGAAGGAGTCTTGCATGCGTAGAACTGCAGACGCAAACTGACCCCTACGCACTTTACTGTACCTGATCTTCGACATCTTGGTCGTCCACATTCTGGTCTGTTGGCTTCTTACCAATTCCGGCCTGAAGTGCAGCCTCTTCCGGGGTAAGTGTCTCCGATTCGGACCCTACTATATCAAGCGGGATCATCGAGGAAGACACCAAGATCACATCACCCTCATCACGCTCTCCATAACCCAAGGCCACACGCTTCTCATTCACAGTGAGATTCGAACTGGACTCAATCACCTTGCGCGATTCAGCACGACGAGGAGCAAGAGCAGGGATAGCGTCAATATCCACTTCAAGACGCAGACCCTGCTCTTTGTACAAAGGCGACAACCAATTGACCAACGCATCAAGACCGTCTTGCATGAGCGGGATAGCGGTATCTTCGTACAAAGACATACGGGCCTGATCGTAATTGGCAAACGTCTGACTACCCTCAATACCAATCATCTGTGGCGGGACACCGTATACCATGCAAACATCACCAGCCGACATCTTCTTACCAGCGATGTACTCCATATCTTTTGGTGACAGACCGGTTGCAACCCACTCCAATCCGCCTTCAAGGAGCATCGGTTTACCGGTATTACGAGCGCCAGCGTGTGTCTCTGTGATCTGCCCCTTAAGACGGGTGTACTGCGTGTCGTTGAGTGTGCCCGGGCCTTCTTTCGGCTTATACGTGAAAACACCAGATGGTGTGATGCCGTTATCAAGTGTGGCCTTGTTCGATTCTGCATACGCATTCAACGTGTCAACGGCAAACGCTGCAGAAATCATCGGAGACAAACCACGATAGCGATGCATCGGATTCGTTTCTTTCCACACCATCAATTCAAAGAATTTACCCCTTTCCGGGCGGGTCATGTTAACCAGATACGACGATTGCATGTCCACCTGTTCAGTGTACTGCCACCGATAAGGAACACCAGATCTGAATTCCATGATCGAAAGATGGTCTGGGCGCAACACCCACAACTCGCGCACCATGTTGGCAACAGTGATGCCACGCACCGGACCTTCACCAGATAGCTGACGGAAAAGCACCCACTCTTCACAAAATTGCGACCACGATTGCTCGGGGTTCGGTTTGCGCAACAGCAGCATCAACGGATGATTCGGCTGATCCAACGCTTCACCATCCTTGGTGAGCTTGATCGGTAATCCTGCTGCTGTCTTTGCGATGAGGCTGCAGCAACGGCGCACCACAGGGTTCTTCTGGTAGCCTTCCTGTACAAAGATAGCGAATTCATGTGCCGTCCAAGAGGCAGCACCAAGACGTGAAAAATAAGCAACACGCTCAGCTTCAGATACTGCTTTGCGACCAAACCAACCACGCGGATTAAGCCATTTCATAGCTGTCGTGCTCCCGGCACTGATGTTTCTATATCAAATAACCCGGTGAGAACCCACACCAAACTATCCAATCTGTCTGGTGATTTGGCGGTCGGGTCCAGCGGATTCCAATTGTACAGCTGATGCTCTAGGTCAGGGAAGTTACCAACATGTTTAATTCTGCCTTGTTCGTACAACGCCGCAATCGGTTCTGCACGAACTGCCTTACCACGAGTGGCGCGTACCTGAGTGATCGGCACGTTGGGATCAATGTTGCGTATGTTTGATTCAACAAGGTCACCACCGTTGTTAACCTCAGGATAAATGCGATCAGCGCTGAAATCCTTATATGCACGAACAACAGCACTACCCCACTGAAAGGGGGATCCCGCCAGAGAACGATCAGCAAATACGTAACCGTTGCCGTCCTCGTCCATCCCGGCAACAACGATACCATGTTCTGCAGAATTCTCGTTATTCGATACAGCAGGGTCAACACCGACCGCAACACGTACGCACTTGGCAAGGATTTCGTTCACTGCTTTATCTGGCAACCGATAAGGGTCGACCATCGACGGATTCCACAACGCGCCCGGGTTATCATCCAGCACTTCAGCGTTAAGTTCCTGTCTACCAAGGCGTGTGCCTTCATAACGCTTCACAATCTTTGCGAGGAATTGGGGCGCGAGGTTGGCTTTGTTATCGTACGTGCTACCACGGGTCACATAAGTACCCTGCTCGGCCATGATGTCTTTCAACAGTTGCATCGGCTTGGGTGTGGTTGTGATGACAGTTAACGGGCGAATACCAAGACGCAGACCAAAGGAGTACATGTCCCATGTGTCCTGAGCATACGACCAAGCGCATACTTCATCGAGCCAGCCGGCATCATGCTGGGGACCACGCAGAGATTCAGGATCTTCGCCAGAATACGTGGTCGCAATTGCCCCATTCGGCCATGTTAGACGACGCTTTGACGGTTCGTATTCTGGGTGGTTCCATGGGGGTGATGTGGCAAGAATACCAGATTCACCCTCAATCATCACGTCTCGGGCATCCGCTGCAGTTGGAGCGATAAGCGCAAACCGGCCATATCGTCCTGACTCCTGAAGCATGCGTATGGACTCAGCACCGGATCTTGTCTTACCAAACCCACGGCCTGCAAGAATCAACCACACTACCCAATCGGATGAACTCGGTATGACTTGGTTGTCCCGGGCGAACAACGACCATTCGTACTGGATAAGCTGGGCTTCTTCTTCTGACAACTCGCTGATAACATTCCTGATAACCTCACCCTGAATAGCAGGTGGCAAGCTTTTCAGCTTGTTGCGCAAAACGAGCGGATCAGTTGCCTGAATCATCGGGAACAACCTCAGCTGCAGCAATAGCACCGAGGATCTTTTCGGCTATTGATTCACGACGAGTGTCAGTGACGCGTACACCGATTGGAGTAGTGCCACCCTCAATTGTCACATTCTTGCGATACTTGTTTGGATTATTCCCTTCCATCAAAGTCTTCAGAAGGGTGTCACTATAAACCTTACGGGTGCCGATCTTCCGGGCACCGAAATAAATACCTTCTTCAACGCCATGCACTGCGCGCCTAATGGCTTCGTTCTCAAGACGTTCTACCGAATCAAGAATCGCGTTATCCCATGCCTTTGCGAAAATTTTGTCATCACTACGCCACACAGACACTTCCTCACGTGTGGACCCGATAGCGATGCAAGCGGACAATACAGAGCCGATGCTGCCCAATGCACGACAAAATTCACCCTTTGCCCATTTTATATAACCTGACGGATCTGCAGCCCGGAAGGCATCAGGGTCCACACCATCTGGCCTGCGCTTGATGTGATGATCAAGAGTCACCAACTTCGTGTAATCAGAGTCAACGACTTCTGATATCGGTGGTTTTGGCTTTGTTCTGGGCTTCGGTTTGGGGGTGACTGGCGATCTGGCCATGACGTGCACCATTCATTAAACGACACGAGCATTGTACCAGAAGGCATCACATTGGAGGCAGATGGGGGACATCCCCATTCATATACGCAAAGATCACAGACAACTGAGGGTGGTCAAGTACCCATCGCTCCTGTAGCACCATAACACACGTGAGGAAAGTGCTGTCGTGCCACGTCGCCGGGAAAGACCTTCTGACAATAGTTAACCTACAACAACACTGAGAGTTTAGTGTTAGTGGCCAATTACTTCAGAATGTGCGATGTTGTGTTGATACCCTTTATAACTTGGGATGTTGTGGGGGATGAGTCTGATGGATTATGACTTAAATGTTCAGTTATGTGATCTTGATGTGGTTGTAGCATCTTGCTGTCGCTGACTGTCGCTGACTGTCGCTGACTGTCGCCGGTCTTTTTTCTCGTGTCCTTTCTTGTGAATTAAAAGGATTTTGATGCTACGTATTCAGCCCGTGTCCTTTACGGTTTTCAGGTACTTGTAGCATCAAGGTATACCTCTTATTGTCGCCAAAAGCGACACAAGCGACAGTTACGGAGCCTCGCGTGTAGTGTTACAACGCTACTTCAACCTACCTCGTAGCGCGTCCAGAATGTTATATAAGACACGATAGTCATCGTCTGCCCACCAAACCAGAGCAGCGAGGTCGATGGCTTTATTCAGGTCTTTCCCTCTTAATTCTCCCACCTTGCTGCCGTGGACGAGCAAGTGGTAATACCCGCCCGTTTCACCACATCGCACCCGGAGGGCCAAGAACACGGGGGATCCGCTCTTACCACGCTTCACCAACCAGTTTTCCTGCTCCACTGTGAAATGCCTGAGGTTGAGCGGTGTGTCGTGCCGTTTTGGCATGTCCGTCACCTTAAGTTCCACCCACGACTCCACCCCGTCGATGCTGATGCTACAGTCTGGGATCCCGGACGAGCTTGGGCTTTCCACCCACTGCAGATCAGTGATGTGCTGTAGAAGAAACCCCCGCCAGTAGTCTCGAAAAAGTTGCTCAGGTTTCTTTTGCGCCACGTTTACCGTACCCCTTTCGTTCGAGTTTGTTACAAAGCCAGTGCCAAGCGTCCATCTCGTCACTGAATATGAATGTCTTTTGGTTCACTGTTGTGGCCCATCCTTCCCTCGTCCGTGTCGGCATTGTAGCCACATTGGCAACGGAACGCTCGGAAAGGGTGTTCGGATCCGGATCAGCCATTAGCATAGCTATCTGTTGCGGCAGAACGCAAGGAAGGGCTTCGTCTTGGCGTCCCGGGGCATTCTGACTATTGAGTACTTCCCTTACCACAGCCGGGGGTGCCTCTCCGGATATCCTGAAGTACGAAACGGCTGCATCGGAGTGTAGCCAGAGCCTCGCATGCCCATCTCGTCGCCAGACTGACCGGCATGCCTTATTCTTACAGCTAGCCTGATTGGCAAATACCCGCATCACCAGCTTACGCTGTTTATGGCCACAAAATGGGCACAGGAACCATGCGGACAACGCCAGCCCGTCGAGCCTGACCGATTGCATGTACAAAGGAAGCACCAGCACCAGACGATCATCATAACCTACCATCCCGGGGTGGTGCCACCCGTTCTGCTTCCAAGGTATGAAGGGTTTGGTAGGGTCAGTCATTCTACGCTGGCCTTGAAATTTTCGGGGGTGTGCTCCACCATCTCCACAAAGGAGTTCAACATGTGGATGTCGCCGTTGTCCATCTCGATGTACTTGTAACGGGCGGATTTTATCACGCCATATCGGGGGAAGGAGTGACCTCGGCCTGAATAATCAATGTCGGCTTTCCTGAGAAAGATCACACTCTTCCCGACAAGCTCCTTTGCTTCGTCAATTTTCCGGGGGAGGATGCTGATGCCTGTAAGTCTGGCCATGATTACAGTTCCTAATTATTGCAAATGCCGCAATGCTCACGCAGCCACCGATACCGCTCCGCATCCTTCCGCAAAGCATCAAGCTCGGCGGCGGAAACGACGACCGTTGTCGACTTGTATAACGGTATGTACTCGGCGTCTGGATTGCGCAGGGTCGTGTCTCTTTCGAGCAATGAAGCACGAACCAGCGATTTAGTTCCGCCACAACCGACAGACTCATAAGCCACCACATCCCCCACCACAGGAACGGCGGCGGACTGGGCGGCTTGCCACCCTCTGTCAAATCCAGCGTCGAATATGCGACCCGAATATGGAGAAACAAGAAGGTACGCCCTATCGGCGTTGAAATACTCGTCTCCGGCATGATTTCGTGCAGCCTCACGGATTGCATCCTCCCGCATCTTGTCAGTCATGGCCGGACTCCTTCGTTTCTTCGAGCATATGCAAATCGTCATCCAGCACTTCACACCAGACAGCATCGGGTGCGTTGGTCTTGGCGAATTGATGCCACACACCTTTTTTGCCAAGGTAGACCAGCTTGGTTTCAGGGTCGCACGTCCAGTGATACTTATCGCCCACAAGGAGCGAATCTTTCTTGATTTGCATGTTAATGCCTCGGGAATTCTCGTGTGTTATTGGTGATGCTGGTCAATTCAGCACCGGGTATCTTCACAACCGACTTCACCCATGAATCGTCATTCAGAAGCATGCCCACGATGAAGTAATCATTTTTACCGAGACAGATGACGATCTCTTCCTTGGTCATGTGACTGTTAAACACTTCTTTAACTCCCACTACGAATTTTCGGCCATCGCGGCGACGTTCAATAATCAAAACGTCACCAACTTTCATCTGTCCGTAGCTTGTTATCGGCTGCGTGGTTATCATGATTCGGTTGACTTCGTTGTTGTGTAGGATACCGAATATTCCAATTCCAGATCATAAAACCCATCACACACCGGGCATTTTTCGTTCGTGGAATTACGTGTAACTTCGTCGTTACTTAATTCACTGGCGCAATGTGGGCAGATGATTTTATCGACGCTTCTGCAATCCCATTCATCGTGACCTTTCTCAGCTGCGTTGGCAAGTGCGGCTTGTTTGTCCTTTTCGTGCTGAACAGCTGCACATAGCTTGCACACCCAACCGTCACGATGCCCCCAAGGAGGCTCAGTGAGTCCTGACCGGGGTATGTCACAAATCAAGCACTTGTCATGTTCTTCACAAAGCATGTAATGATACTCACCGCTGCCAATGCAGCGCGCACAATCACAAATCCAGTGCCACTGATTGTTAATCAGCCGTGCATCCATTCCTTTCATCGGAGATTCAAGGCTGTGCAAATCACAGTCTTTATCCGTTGGGTGTTTCCATGTGATCCAACGCCCAGAGCGTTGATGCTTCACCCAACCAGACGGCACCCCCAAGATCTGTATTTGTATGTTTTTATCCATTACACAGTATTCCACATGCTGCACACTCTTTCACCTCAGGCATCGCGGCGTACGCCATCGAATGTGCGAGTCCAACAGCCAACATCATAACCATTGACTTTTTCATTTCCTTGCTCCTGCACACATTTTACCGAAATTACGAAGACGTTCTGCAACGATCATCGTTTGACTTGGTTCAGGGATGGAAGCTGCGTTGATTATAGCGATGTCGTCCATCCCTCGACTGCTTCGTACAACTAACAATTCAACTGATTTCAGTTGCCAGCCTGCAGTCGATTCCATCTTGCCTGCTGTCTTCATCGCCAGTTGCAGAATCAGATCCGAATTTTTCTGCGTGATCTTGTGCAAGGGCAAATCAATCAAAACGGCCAACGTTTGTCCCCAGTTGTTACCGCATACAATGGAGAACACACCGATCCCACCGTTATAAATGACTTTATCCGGAGTGTCGCAGAATGCCAACTGCGGGCGATGCATCAGGGCAGCGAAAAACAAAATCGCTACAATAAACAACAAACAAGCGGAAATGATCAAAGCAAAATCAAGATCCATCACATCACCTTCCTGAATTCAAACGTATCGTTAACTTTGCGAATCTGGATGATACCCTTAGCAGCTAACGCCATCAAGGGCGCTTGTGGAAGCTTCAAATCCAAGGCGCTCTTCCATTCACTCACTACAACCTTCAAAGCTGATTTTTGCGCTGGCCTTAACATTGATCGTTGCTCCAAGTCTCGGCAGCACGTGCTGCCATCATACGAGCCAATTCACCAGTCATTTCTGGGTACCGGCAATCGATGGTAACGTGTTTCCCGGTTTTTTCGTTTTTCTCCGGGAGGACAACACGCCAACGGTACCCGCCACACACCCCCGGGTACGTTTCAATTTCCGCATGGCCACGGCCAGCGATAAAATGGCTTCGTACATCAGTGAATGCTTCACTCTTCCGTGGCCTGCCTACAGCCAGCTTTATCCTTGTTATACCCATTTACCAGCTCCCTTACGTAACTTCTGGATTTACACAACTGCGCTGCAACATAGGATCTCATCAACGGGTTCTTGTCTTTCGGCTCAAGTTCCTGTGCTGCTTCCCTGCTGATGATAAACATGTGCGCTGCTTGCTTACCATCAAAAGTCTCATGCGTAGTCATATAAGACCATGCATAGTGGCTACCATCTGAATCAAATAATGGGCGCTTGAAAAGAATCATTTCAGTTTACTCTCAACCATTTCTGCAGTCAACAGCCGCATTGACGCGAGTGCTGCGGCTCTACATGCCAACCATACCCGGGCAGCGTCTTCCTGATTTAACCGGCATGGGCCAAGTCCTCGCACAGCCTCATCAGCAGCCTCACTGGCTATTCTGTTGTGGTCGATGTCCGAGAACTTGACCATTTTAGGCATCTTCCTTCGCGATCATACGGTCAGCCTGAGCGAAGGTTGCGGGGGACACCCGTTCAAGCTTCATCCCATCTTTGCTGCTGAGCATCCAGACACCACGAATATTCACCAACTCACGGCCTGAAGAGTGGCTATAACCACCAGAGTTTGTCTTTTTCCAAGTGCTCATGATTTCGCTTCCTCTATGGGGGTCCGGGCACCATACCCGGACCCGGTTTAATCAGGCGTGAACTTTGAAACCGGCCCAAGCCAGTGCAACACGGACAGAATCACAATCAGGTCCACGGAAGCAGCTGCAGGTGCCCATAAAACGACCACCCTCAACCTTGATGACATCAACACAAAACACCACACCCGGGAAGCCGATGACGACGTTCTCGATCGCCTTCTTGAGATTCGCTTCAGTCGCGTATGTCTTGATGGACTTGTCGTTGCCGTTTGTGTAATTGATTGTTGCCATTTTGTCTATCCTCTATGTGGGTCAGTGCCACCACCAACCATAGACAAATTAAACCATCTGGGGTGGATGTCCTACAATGTGGTATCTTAACCGTTCGTCGGATGACCGAACATAGACGTGGTACGGCCACAGATTACACAAATCCTCTGGCGCTTAACCAGTCCCTCAGACAGTCCGATGGTGAAGAACGCCAGAATGAGCCGGGCAGCTGGGTGAGAGCCTTGCATGATCGGGACTACTCTCACAAAATGTAAAGTGCCACCCGGCAAATCAGACTCACATGTGAGGCACCGGTACACCTGCGGGATCCTTGGCACAGTCATGATAGCACCTTCACTTCGTGGCGAAGTTCTGCGATTTCGGCGTTTTTCTGCTCGACAATTTCAGTCAGGGTGTCAATCTGATCGCGCATCAGTGTGACATCATAGGTCACACCGTTTAATCTGATTTGCCGGGCAGCGGCCTGCAACATCCAAAACGACTTCGGATACATGTCAGATGTCACGCTGATGCAAAGTGCCACAAGCCCGATCACAGCTTGTATACCCCAATCCCCCGCCCGGAACACTAAAAATGTGCCGTGGACAGTCCAGATCATCAGGTCCAGCACCAGCACCAGAGGTAAGCAAGTGAGTACAACCGTACTCACATTGCGAACCATCCGCCATGGTGTCAAAACATCAAAACCATGGAGTGACTTCATCAGGCTTCACCACAATCAGCAGGCGACGGGGTTGTTTCCTTGGGCTTTTCTTGCGTTTCTGCAGTAGAATCGCTACCTTCACCCGGGTCAGCGCCCACAGCACGAGCGAGATTGAGCAGGAGCCTTACCATGCCCGGCTTGGCAAGTTCTTCAAGGATCTCAAGTTGGGCATTCTTGAAATCGAGTGATTCACGCATGCTGGCAGTCTGCTTCTTCAGTTCACCAGTCTCGTTCTGGGCCTTCCAGCGCTCGCTGTTCGCCCGGGAAGCTTCTTCCTGCGCTCTCACGATCTCACGATCTGCGCGGATCTCTTCATCAGATTTACCTTCGAACACTTTCACCCACACTGGATCGCGTGGTGTGATCTCTTCGCCCGGGATACCGTTGCCGTAATAGTCGTTCTTGCACATCCGCCCGGTGGACAATGAGCGTACAATGGCACCGAGTACAGCATCATCGTCCGGACCATTGAACACCAACACTTCGTTGTCATGCTTCCCGGTGTGGACGGCTACGTTGATATTCCTGTTCATGTTGCCTCCTCAGTGCTTGAGATTGAACGACGACAGCATAGCCAACGTCAGTTCGGGATTGGATTTTGCAGCGTTAATGACGATTGGCATGGCTTCCGACACGGTATCAGACTTGTCGTCATCAGGCATCGCATCTGCCACGCTCTTCCAGCCTTCACCGATCTTGATAGTGAGGATCGAACCGGCCAGAGGATTACCGGCCATTTCGATCACTTCATGGATGCGGTAACCACTCTCACCATTCACAATTTCCGGCGTAGCGATGATGGCAGCAAAACAAAACGAGACCACTACACCGTCTTCCTCAATCTTGGCCATGGCTTCAGTGATCATTTCTTCGATCACATCCTTCGTAAGTTGGCCATCATGGATTGCTATTGTCATATCCTTTCTCTCTATTTTATATCCCGGGATATCCGGTATACGTATTACAACATAGGTTAACTGTAGGGGTCAATATACTTGATTGCCCCGCCCGGTGCCACTTGACTGTGTTCGTTGTCCATGATCATAGCCCGTAGGAGAATCAAGTACAAAATGGCATCATCAACACGACCAATGATAGGTTCGCTCAATTCCCGGGGTGTTTTGTTCTGCTTATTCCTGACGTATTCAGACACCGAATTCCAGTGCTTGTTAAGGAATATCATGATGACAACCTCTGGCTCCACTCCCAACAAAGCAGCATCACGATGGAAGTTCGCCAGCTGATCATCAGAATTGCTGCCAGTGTACTCTTCACCCTTCGTACGAGTCATGGCCTTCAGCTTCATGTGCACTTCATCAAGCATAGTGCCAAAATCAGACTTCTTCATTTCTCCCCCATTGTCGCATGTAACGACATCAAAAGATTTTCAACTTTATCGTTAATTGTCATGGTTATGATGTTGGCAACGACATCACGTGCTGCGGCTTTCAGGGAATAAGGCCACGATTCGGATATCGTTGCAGTGCGCGACACGATATCCTCAAGGGCTTTCAATCCCACACCGCATTGGATGTTGGTCGCTGCAAACCACATTGCCTCCAAGTTGTCTGCAGCTTTCAGGATCTGATCACGCATGATCTTGTCGGTTTCACCGAGATTAACATCCAAGATCCCCATATCGCGGCGAATGTCCTCCTCAGCGTAACAAATCGCGGCACCAATAGAATGGCCAAGCGCCTTCTTGCCCGGGGTCGGTAAGTCACCAGTAACTACTTCCTGCAAATCGTGATCAAGCGCCTTTTTCACGACCGCATATGAAAAGAGCAAGTCATCAACCTCGTCCATCTGGCTCATCAAGTGAATCGCGATTGATGCTACCAGACAATGATGTTCAGCGAGAGTCTGCTGGCGCACCATAGGGATGATGGTCCATCGTTTGGTACCAGCGCTGCGGAAGATGTTGACGATGTTGTTGTTGGAAACCCCAATGAGTTCATTTGACATGGCTCATCATCCCGGTGTGAAGGTCGACCTTCCAATCGCGCTCCTTGTTAATGGCCAATTTCTTCTTGATGGCGCTTTCAACATCAATTTTGTGGCGAGCGGCGAAGTCTAGCAGAAGAATAAACACATCAGCGTGTTCAAGTGGGTCACCCGGGTTGTCAATCATCTCTCCCAACTCACTGTACAGCTTCAGCAGTATGCTGGCATCTGTACGATTAGGGAAAACTGAATCAGCCCATGTGTTGATTTGCAGCTGTAAGGTGTCAATTGGGGTCACAGAATAGCCTCCTGACCATACAGAGCCACCAAAGTTTCTGGCGGGTTCTTGATGATCTCAACCATGTCGTCAATGGAACCAACGTAGCGTTTGCTACCGTACACGAAGATGCCGGTGCTTGGGTACCACGCGATAACCACCGGGAGTTTTCGCGTCTTGACATTGATCTGCAGACCGCTGTTAAACACTGCGAGTTCTTCGATCAGGTCAGGGTCAACCTTCGCAATGAACCCATCCACAAGGTTGCGGAATCGTTCCCGGCGAGTTTTCTTCTTGATCATCTTGCAGGCTTCTTCGTACGCCCTCTCAAGGATCACTGTCACAGTTTCTTTGTCACAGTCGATGTAGCCCTGACGGCAACCACAAAGAATCTTCTTTCTGTTCATGGTCATATCCCTTAGTATGATAGGAGGTGTGGTATAAAAGTAGACTCCCATTATACCACACCCCGGCCATCTACATCAGATGTTGCTGTAATCGCGATGTTTTTGCCACACAGCGAAGGCATCTTTGATGTCAATCACATATGTTACATCTTTGGCAGTTGGCCCAGTGCCGATGATGAAGCGAGCAGGACGACCAAGGTATTTTATGCTGTGCCTGTTGATGGTAGTGAGGATGTCGTGCATTTCCTCGTCACTCTTCACATAGTTTGTGAAGTTGAGGAAAACCATGTCAGGCATGCATGCCCTCATCGCGGCCTTGGTCTGTTCGTCGCTGAACGAGAAAATACGACGTGGCAGCTTCGTCACGGTGGTCAGTTCAGGAAGCATACCGAGATCGGACCACTGCAATTCTTCCTGATCGATGTAACACGGACCAGACCACCCGATCTGGTTACCCTTGTCGTCGTAACGATTGGCCACACGGATAGGATGGCAGCGCATCGTACCAAACACACGGAGACAGCCCGCCCGGGGGATCGGCACAGCCACATCAGCCAAGATCTGGGCTGGGGTAACATCACGGCTGGTGCAATACGGGTAAAACCCATGATACATCGACAGACTGAACCCCTGCGCGCCCTCGATGAGCATCGTTTCAGACGCATCGACAGCGGCGTTGTACTCTTCAATCGATGCGATATAGCCATCAAGGTAGGGACTCAGGCCTTGAGATGCGACGTTGGGGCTTTCTGTGCGGCGGGAGATACGGTCAGCCATTGCAGCACCCACACCCTTCTTGGTGCTACCGATCCCGGTCATCGTGGCCTCTTCTTCATCCCGGTGACGCTGCAGGACCACGGCAGCATGCGGGTGGATGAGGATCTTGGTATCTTTCATATAACCGAGCGCCCGGACAGCCTCAATCTCATCTTCGAGGCTCTGGGGATTGATCAGGGAACCCGGGCCAATCAGCAGGGTTTTCACGTGTTCGCTGACCACGCCATTTGCCAGCATGGTGTGGATGAAGCGGTGGCTACCCGGCTCCTTGATGAACGTATGCCCGGCATTGGGTGCCCATGCCGTAGCGATGGTGTCGTATTTGTTAACACCCGCCAGCCAGCCAGCCAGCAAACCTTTACCGGTGGATCCGAATTGCAGGTCGATGACCATATGCACAACTTTCATTTTGTTACTCCTTCACTTAGATGCTTGCCACCAATTGGAACCGATACCCTGATCGGATCTGATTGGAACTCTGAAAGAGATTTCACACGTTTCCGGGTTGAAATCTTCAACTATTCTGGTTATTTCTTTCCGTACATCTTCCCGATGATGCTGCACTTGAGTGTCAAACTCATCATGCACGTTCAACAGCAATCTGTTTTCATCACCCACTGATTCGAGGTACTCATGTACTTCGATGAGTTTAACTTTAAGCGCATCAGCTGCAGAGCCTTGGAATATCAGCCCACCAGCTTTATGTGTGAACTGACCGCCCGGGAATCGAATATGTCTCTGAGCAACAGTCTTAACGTATCCACGAGACTTGGCGATTGAGCTTGCTCGCCTCAACATCTCCTTAACACCGGGAATCGTAGCATGGTACTTCGCGAACACTTCCATAGCCTCTGGTCCGGGGCGGGTCCAGATCCTCCCACTACGCTCATCCACTTCAGTGAAGTGTGGAAGGCCCATCTCTGAAGCCAATTTCCCCTCACCCATACCAAACACCAACCCAAGATTGATCTGTTTGGCATTCGCATCGCCAGCAAAACGTGGAGAGCGTGGCAGCCCAGTGAGTTCTGCGGTGATGTTGTGGAAGTCGGTGTAAGGATCATCGGCATAGCGTTTGATAACACCCGGATTGTTCACATAATGGGCGAACATCCGAAAGTCCATCTGCGCCCAATCGTTACATACCCAATCAAACCCACCATCAACAACAAAGAGTGCGCGGACGATGCTGGCAATCTCAACGTCCCGTTTGTGAATCTGCTGCAGTGCTGGCTGTGTTACACTCAGACGGCCAGTACCAGTGCCGACCACTGAACTATCATCATTGCCGGTCTTCGTCTGATTGAAGTTGGCATGAATGTAACCGTTGTGGTGGTAATTCAGGATGTGACCCCTGATGAATGTGTCCCTTGTTTTAATGAACTTACGCAACCTCAAAATCATGGCAGCGGCTGGGTGCTTCATCGAGCGCAAACAATCAGCATCAATGCTAGGTTTTCCGCCTTCGGTTGCACCGGCAATCGTACCATCAATCAACTGCCATTGGCCCGCGTCATTTTTCACAGGGTTGAACAATTTGATAATGCTACCACTTGGATTCGGGTTCACTTCGAATCCGGCCAGTTTGTTAAGTTCTCGCTGTGTCTGCTGCACCAACTTATCAAGATCGTGACCAGCTTTTTCAGCGCCCTCCACATCAACTTTCACACCACGCTCTTCCAGCTTAACCATCACTGGTAACAGCCTGCGCTCAAGCTCCGATACTCTACCAAGATCTTGAATGGCCATCTCGTTGCGCTGCCACTCAAACAACTTTCTGGTGGTGGCCGTATCCTGCATCGCATAAGGGCCAACCAATGACGATGGTGCGAACTGCAGATTTTGTGCTTGAGCGTGTTTCGTGGGTTTACCACCAAACATTTCAGCTAAGCGAATGTAAATATCGGTATCTTTACCGACACCACAGTACTTATTACCAAGAGAGTCGAGGTCGTACGACAACAAGTGTTCATTGATGAGAGCCGCATTGATCATGGTACACACGACACGTTTTTCAGGGAAGATGATGCCAGATTCCCTGCTCATGTGCCAGTCAAATTTGGCATGGTGCGCCACAACCAATTCAACATCTGGTATTTTTCTCCTCAACCAAGGAAGAACACGCATGTCTTCCCTGACATCCCAATAAAAAGATTCGCCTTCTGGTGATGTGATGGCCACACCAAAGATTTTATCTTTCTTGAAATGCAGGCCGGTGGTTTCAGTGTCGTACACCACATATGACCAACGATCAATGTCCGGGAAAGCAGCCATGATTAAAAGGGGGTCTCGTCGTCATAATCAGTACTGAGCTTGCCGGGTTGTGCCGGGTTCCCTTCCTGAGGCTGTTGGCGCGGTCTTTCTGCGCTTTCCCGGGGTGCTTCCTCGTTGTTGATGCGCAAGGATATGTAAGGGCCACGACCATTCTTTCCGGGGGTGTTCCACCCAGAAATCCTCACAACACGTCCGTTGATTTTCGCAGATCCAGTGAAATCAGGACTTTTATCACTGCGCTTGTCGTTGTTGTCGAAGAGGAACCCGAACCCCTCGTTGGGAATGAAACCTGACATAATCACCTCGGTAAGTTGTAAGCGTTAAAGCCGTCGACAATAATCAAATTATGCTTGGCACGTGTTATGCCAACGTAGAACACGCGATGTTCAGCGTCTGGATCGTTGTTATAATCTTCAAATGTTGATGTAGTCATGGCCAAACACAAAATAACAGTGTCGGCTTCGCGCCCCTTGCTGGAATGAATTGACGACAGTTTGATCCTGATCGGGGCGAACATGTCAGCGTCACGATAAAAATCAATCATCCAACCCGGATATTCAATAGCGTGGTGCAACTGCATGCGAGTAAGGGCGGCAAAATCACGCTCGGTGATGCAGACTTTAGCTTTTTGGTAACAATTTTTGTATAAGCCATTAAGTTCATCTTCTGACACCGTGTCACCACGCTTTATCTTCAAAAATGTGCGAGTTGCGTGTGCGTATTTGTTATCGAACAACCCAGTGAAGCCGCCACCAGTAGTGTATGGGATGCGTCTGGCTATCAAATCTTTTTCGATATCCTTACGTATGGCATGATTACGATACAATACCATAATCGAACCATCAGCCGGGAATTTCACGGTTGACATATGCGAGTGGCGTTGCACCGTACCTTCTTCCAAACGTGGGCGATAAGGCTTGTGCACACGATCTTCGATCTGGTCAATCACTCGCGTGGCTAATTTGTGCACACTGGCTGGGATCCGCCACGACTGATCTAGTACAATACGTTCTGCGTTGTACTTCTCTTCGAAATACACCATACCTTTTGGGTCTGCGCCGCCCCACACGTAGATGGACTGATCATCATCACCCGCAATGATCACTTCATCTGCACCAACGACCAATTTATCGATCACCTTCCATTGCAACGGGCTGAGGTCTTGTGCTTCATCAACCAGAACTGCAGAGCATCCGAATGACACCGGGCGCTGCAAGTAAACCTCCAGCATGTCGGTGAAATCAAGAAATCCGTTTGCACGTTTCCACTTATCATATGTGGAAGCAAACATCGAGAATTGGGATGGTGACCCGGGCCTGCCGCTGTTGGAATATGTCTCGTTCAAATCCTCAAGGCGATTTTTGCCAAGGGCTATGATGGCTAAGTATTCATCACCAACTTCGATATTCGAGCCTTCTTCCACATTCCCACCACGGAATGGGACACCAACCAGATCACAAAATTGAGATAAACGCTTGTTATCAACCACTTGGATACTGCTCAAGCCCAACAACCTGAAGCATGCGGCATGTATGGTGGACACCTTATCAGAGCGCGAGATACCAAGTCTTGAAAGTGCTTCATTTGCAGCGGCTTTAGTGAACGACAGGAACCCAATTTCAGATGCGCGATGTCCTTGCTCTTTCAACTCAGCAATCTTGTCCATCATGTACCGGGTCTTGCCTGTTCCCGGTGGTCCGAATACTGCCTTAACTTTCATGCCTATTCTCTATACGTGGTGTGTAAAAGAGGATTGCACCCTCTTTTTACTGGACCCACTCGTGAATAGGCCCAGTAAAAAGAGTCCCCCGAAAGGAACCCCTCTTGACGGTTAGATGTCGTCAGCACCGGCATCACTGATGTCGTCAGCATCAAAGTCACGGTTGATGTTGCGCTGGCCTGCACTGATCGCGTCGTAAAGCTGCTCAGCACGTTCGTACAGTTCCTTGGTGGGGAACCCGGCAGCAACAGCAGTGAGACTGAAGTAATCGCCCAGATCACCAGATTCTTCGGTAGTGATCAGCTTGTACACACGACTGAAGCGATCGCCGCCAAACATGCGGATCAGCGAGTTCCAGCGCTTGCTTACCTTCATCTTGCTGCGAGACATCGTGAGGCAGATCTCTTCAACACGGCCAGTGGACGGCACAACAATCAGGCAGAAATGCACATGGGCTTCGATGATGTCCACGATATCCTGCTCGTTCTGTGGCAGTTCATCCTTGCGGGCGCGGGCTTCGAGATCCGTCTGAAACGCGCCACGGAAGCCTTGCGCACCGCCAGCCTTCTTGCGATCCAGCCACAGCTGCCATTCCTTGCGGAACATGACCGGAATCACAAACACTTCTTCGCCGTAAAGCTGACGTGTGACGTTGTTGTAAAACACACCTTCTTCAGCACCGTCGATGTACTCGGGCTTGTTGCGCTGGCGACACGGGCTGAGAGCCTGAACGATTTCGAGACGAGGGATAACAAGGTCGCTCGTGCCGACATCTTCACTGCCGCGACCGGGGCCATCCTTGCGAAGGTAATCAGGCAGCTGGTCTTCGTTACTGGTCGTAAGGACCATGAGACTGGTTTCGGGGGTTTTGAGTTGTTCGGGTTTCTTTGCCATGATAGCAGTTTTCCTTTTCAGATCGTGGGTTTTAGGTTATTTACCGGTTTTTGTGATGCCAGCACGTGTGAATGGTGCCACGTTGAAGAGATCACCCGGCACTTCAATTCCACCAGCCATAGCGCTCTTAATGGCTGATTTCAGGGAAGATGAGTTCACGGTGGGTTGAATGAGATCACCCATACCGTGATCGTTCAGCCAGACGTACGCTTGTTCTTTCGCGCCCGCCTTGATCGAACAGTTAATATCGGACATCAGACCGAGACGGCCAACACCCTCGACTTTCAGCAACTCCACACCCTGTTCATCCATAGAACGAGGGATGTGAGTGAAGCGCAAAAAGTCGTACTCTTTCTGCAGAGCGCTCGTTTGTTCTTTCGCTTCTTCGATCGCATCGCGAAAGTGCGCAAGCGCTGCTGCCAGTTCCACCAGAGATTTCGATCCCCAGCGTTTTTCATATTCTGCGTATTGCTTGGCCTGCTCGCTCTGTTCATGTTGTTCAGACATGGCTCTATACCTCTATGTTGATGGAAGTGCGATTGTAGTTGTGGTCGCGATTGGACCAACGGAGAATGTTGACACGGGAGATGCCACGCTTGGCCAAGAGCATGAACATGGCAGCAGCCACCAGCGGTGACCCGGAAATGACAATCAGATCCGTATCAGCGTTAAACGTGGCCACTTTTGCTCGGATCTCGCGGATCAAATCAGCATTATGGGGAGACAATTCACCCATCGATGTGAAGTCTTTGTGCGTGATGAAACACAACTCACCCCATGCTTCTGCAGGTGAATAATCGAGATTGGCATTTTCATGCGTCACGAATACCTTAGTCATTACAATATCTCCTATCTATGTCTTAGTATACCATATCCGGATCACAACGTCAACCCAGTGATTTCTTGGCGATTCTTAAGCTGCATTCTTACGTATTCAGCCAGATCCAACTTCGCGATAAGCGATTGTATGACCGTCTCATCAACTGTGCCTTCACACACCATGTCAAAGTACGACACCGAATTCAACTGACCCTTCCTATGTGCGCGGTCTTCCGACTGCGAGCGATGGAAAAAGTTGTGTGTGTTGGTGTAGTAAATCATCAAAGTGCATGCGATCATAGTGAGGCCCATACCACCCACAACCGGGTTGCCGACACAAAATCGCGCAATCTTCTTTTCAAACAATTCATACACATTATGGTCGCGCTGTGCTTCGTCGATCCCACCGTGTAACTCAACGACCGAATCGTGCCCGTACTTCTCCCGTAGCGCTGCTACTATCATCGCGATTTCGTGCTTGAAAGGCGTCCAGATGATGACGCTATCCTCCTTATCTTCGAGGAACTCCATCATGGAAGTCAACTTCGCATTCTTCCCGGGTATCGGTATCGCGTTATAGCCACCCTCACCATCAGGCTCAGCTACAAAACCACCACACACTTGCTGCAGGCGTAATGCTTTTTCAAGTGCGTTTTGTATGACGTAATCGTCGCCACCGGTTTTGATGATATGTTTTTTATCAATCATTTTATACACTGCGGCCTGTTCGGTTGTCATCTTCACAGTGATCTCGAACGGGCCTTGCTTGGGCGGTAAGTCTTTCAGCACTTCAGACTTCAATGCTTGATAAGTGTACGGCTCGATCAAGTCCATCAATTCATCAATGTTCTGGTACCCGATAATCTGTTTGTTCTCAAACCCGCCCATTACAGCATATCGGTTTCTGAAGCTTATCCAATCACCAACGCCGAGAATGTCAGGATTGAGAAATTCAAACTGAGCATAAATATCCAACAGCCCTTTGGTCACTGGCGACCCGTTCAGAATGGCACGTTTGGTTGTGAATTTGCGATGGTCCCACGTCTTCTTGGTGCGTATTGACTGCGGGTTTTTGATAGTGGTGCTTTCGTCAATCACTTCCATCGGCTTAGCTGCAGAATTCAGGAACTTTTCCACAGACGTGTTAGCGCCACCATTCGATAACGATTCAACACCAACCAACAACACAGGAAAGTCATGGCGATGACCAAGCCAGTTCATCATCTTCTTTTCAGTGTCGTACAAATGGGCATTAAACGGTATCGGGCAATGCTTCTCCATCTCGCGCACAAAATTTTTACGAAGAGCGATGGGGCATATCACCAGCAATGAGCCTATGACACCCTCCATACGGGAAGCAGCAGCGATATCAATCACCACTTTGGTCTTACTGGTGCCCATTTCCATGAATAAGGCTATTTCATCGCTGCGATACAGCTTATTCAACGCCTCCATCTGGTGGGGCATCGGATCGAACCCGGCAAACTTGTACCAACCGGGAAAGTCGTTTTTTGCCCACAGCTTACGGGTCAACGCGCTACGCAATTGGTCCTCTACACCAGCTTCATACACGATATGCTTATTGTTGGCACAACTCTCCAACAGATATTGCGCATTTGACCTGATGATGGGCGCTATCCACGTTTTTGTTTTCGGCCTGAATCTGCGATTAGGTAACCCTCTCACCAGATCGTTCATGTAAATCGGGCACCAAATCTCCATTCGGGCCTTCTTTGAGTCCATCGCAACGACTACTTTAGTACTCAGGGTTGACATCTGGTTCACCTACTTCAGGATCTTTTTCATGGGCAACGTACCAGACGCGGACGTTATCGTTATCTATACGCATCTGAGAATGCTTAACACCAAATGCAGCCAACGCCAGCCACAAATTTGGGCCTTTAAGCTCTTCTGCCTTCTGCCTTCTGAGATACTCCACAAAATCAGTACCCCTGAACACCACGCACAACTCCTTATCCATGACCTGCGCGATTGGTATCCCACGTAGCAATAACTTACGATCTTCCTTGGTGTTCTGCGACAGATCAGCTTTCCTACAAAACTCCCTCAATTTCGAGTACACAATACCAGCCGGGCCAGATTCGAGTGGAGCATCGCACTTCTCAGCAGTTTTCATGAGTGGGGTGATTATCGTTTCCCACCTTTTCGAAGTGATCAACGGGATGATTTCACACGTGGCATCCATGATCGACGTTCTGACCTGACGATAATCAAGAATCTGCGACCCGGATAACTGAACTTCAGTACCATTCACAATTAACCCGTACCTCTTCGGATCCGTCTGGTACTGGATCACCTTTTCAAATCCGGGTAGATTGTTAAAGGCGTCTTCTTCAGCGGCTTCATCACGCGTGATGCCGAATTCCTGATTTAGGCATGCGTTCCTGTCGCACCACGCCTTACATGGCTCAGAGTTACATTTGTAACGATAATCTCTGCGAGATGCAGAGTTAACAGTCTTCTTCAACTCCGGGAACGGTACCGGTTTGTCGAATATCTCCGTATTCAGGGTGTAAATGCGATCCCGGTAATCATCAGGGTGCGCCTTCTTCATGTACACCGTTAGGTTATACACGAATTCGTTTCTCACACCAGCCGGCACACCATGCGTGATGCCGTGTGAAATGCATGGTGGAGCACCCGCGTGGTCGTTGCTGAGACTCACACTGAGATCAGCCGCTGTTACCTTTGATGATTCAGCCCAAGTGATGAAGTAATCGAGCGAGCCTTTGGTGGCACCATTCATACAGTAGCGAGCGGTATCAACAGCATCAAAGTACGGGAGATTGATCCAGTTACCGAATGCCATTGACCCATCATCACCACGGGCCAGCTTGGTTTGCTTTGGAAAAATGCAGTCAGCATCGCCATCAGCACCAAAACTTAACATCCCCAATTGCTTCGCCCAGTGCTGCAAGGTCTTGTTAATCAGACTGGCCGGCAATGGTTCGGCACAAAACAAGTAAAGATGTGCACCACCGGATCGAGATCGGCAAGTTATGAGCGGTAACTTGAAACGCTCTACTTGGGCGGTGATCTGGATAAGGTCGAGATCCACCTTAGATTTGTGGTTATCAACATCAATCGCGCCCCACCAGCACAACCCGTTATCCATGATCGGTACAATGCCAAGCCCGACTTTCCCTGTCAGGTGGTCCGTCACATCATCAATCGTGGGTCCGGGTTTTTCAGTGGACATTGACCCGGATCTGGTGCACTTCCCCCGACTGCGGTCATTCCCGGCGAATAATTTAAAATAACGCTCAGCCAGAGCGCCAACGACATCTTCCATCACATCAACCTCTATCATCTGGTGACAACATCAGACCACAGCCACCCCCGGCGATACAATATGCGCGAGAGAAGTGCTGTCGTGCCACGTCGCTAGGACGACGACCAAAAATAACCTACAACAACTCTTTCTTGTAGCATAGGGGGGTACATCCCGCTGTCGGTGCCGACGACGTAGCACGACAGTACTTCTCTCGTACGCGTTGTGGTGCTACGCGTTGTGGTGCTACGGGGTGGGTGCTGCCGGTGTGCGGGGCGGTGGAACCAGCTATATCAGCCCAGACCCACC